GCACTTATAGCGGAGATAGCCTGCCAGTCTCGCAAAAGGCATCTGAACAAACTTTTGATTGTTCTTTTTGCCCATGTCGGAGTTTTGTTTCCATCCGGCATTGTAGCCTACAACCAGCGTTCCTATGTGTTTCCGCACAAGCGTATCGACAATCTGACGGCTTACCTTGTGAAAGGCATCCTCAAAATAGCGGTCTCGTTTGTCGTACATACGAGTGATTCTTCTTGTCGTTCGTTTTATTCCTTGCCGATCCTTGATAGACTGCAAGTGAGAGAGCGTTTTGTTAAAGTGGTTATTGTAAGATTTGAGATATTTGCCGCTATAAATCGTGCAGCCTTCAGAAGTAACCATCGTAGCGAGATTATCAATTCCAAGGTCAATAGAAGCATACTTTGTCTTATCAACATCAGCTTGTTCTATCTCCTTTTCATAGACAATTTCAACCTTGATGTTACGACTGTTAGGTATTAAGCGCACCTGATGTAACGACTTTAGATTTTCGTCATATTTTTCCCATTGTGGGATGGAGACAAACAAATCCTTAGCAAGTCGGATTCTTCCATTCTTAATACTGCACGCATAATTGGTATAATATAAGTTGAACATACCACCACGCTTTCGGTATTTAGGCATCTTAGGCATCCCATTGTATTTTTCTGGGTGTTTCTTCCAATCCTTAATACCTTTACAGTAAGACTTAATATTCTTATCGAGAACACGTAGAACTTGCTGAGAACATTGTGATTTCAATAATCTATAGTTACACAGACCGTCAAGGTTGAGGGTCTTTTTCATAAGCTTATCCATGTCGTTATACCATGTCCACGTACCGTCTGCATTCAGTCTCTGACGAAACAGATACAACGCCTGATTGTACAGATTGTTTGAAATTTTAAACAATCTATCAAGTTCTTCTGTGTGGCGTATGCAAAACTTATAGACTAATCTCATTTCTAAATCCTATTTAACTCTTTATCACTCTTCGTATTACAAATATAAGAAGAAGAATTCAAATAATCAAATATTTCTACATAGTTTTAATGGTTTTTATTATTATATCATCTTAAATTAAGTGGTTTGTAAAAGCCAATCTCTCCTAAGTCTCCTTTGACGAATACCGCATAGCAGTAGCAGTTAGAGTGAATTGGTAGAACCATACCGCTGCTCATCGGGTGAAACCACCCTGTCTGCATGTCACAGATGTTTGGGCATGAGTACGTGCTGCCACGAAACACATAATACCCGGTCATCCCGTCCTCCTCCTTCTCCAAGAAGAGGCTTTCCATCCACGCCTTTGCGAGTGTGGAGCGGGCCATTGTGACAAGGTTAGTTGCCCCGTATTTGGACAGCCCTACAGAAGGTTTATGGGTGAATGGGTCATACTTCGTGCCTCCGCTTATAATGCCCTCTGCGTTGAACATCTTTCCCGACTTCATCGCTGCCAATACTTCGGGTGAGGTGTACAACGTATGGAGTATTGACTTTGAGCGGTTTACAGCCTTGTTCACGTCATATCCAGCATACTTCATTGCCGCTACGAGAGCCTCAACGTCTTTGGAGAATCTTGATATGTAGTACTGTGTAGTCCATTTCAAGTCCTTGTTATGCGTGCCGAGTGTTGCCAACCAACTTATAATTGCCCCATAGTGCTTGTTTTTGCGATTCTGAGGCACTGAATCTTCTTCGATGAGTGATAACAGCTCCTCTAACAAATCGTCCAAAATAGCGTATATTTCTTGCCTCATGCTATCATTCGCTCCAAAGGAGAAGTTCTGTGGGTCTATGTTGTATTTGTAGCACACACGTATCATCTGCTCGGCATACTCTTTCAGTATGTCGTCAACGGCGGAGGCGAGGGCTATCTCTGCCCTCGACCTCTCCAATACATACTCCTTTGCGGCTTTTATGTCATCCTGCGTGGGTGCGTTGATACCGCTTGGGAGCTTTAATGTAATATCTTGTGCCATTTGTTATTTCCCATAAGTATCGTACTCGCGCCAGTTTGATCGGCCCGGCCAATTTCGCGACTCAGTGTAGACCCTGCCTGACAGATTCGGCCTTCCTCCTCGTCCTCCCGTGGCTACCGATCCTTTCTTTACAGTAACCTTTTTGACTTTCTTTTTATCGTCATCAGAATCATCGTCTCCATTGTTGCCGCTCGTATTCTTTGTGTCGATGTCGTTATTGATGTCGGCCTGCGCCTCAGCAGCCTTGATGTTCGCATCCGTCTGCATATCAATAAGCTGACCCTGCATGTCAACATTGGCAGAGTTCTGCACGTCGAGCTTCTGCTCTTGCAGCAACAGATCCATCTGCTCCTGTTCTTTCTTCTCGTTGACGATACGAGTCCACTCGGACGGGATAGCATACGGATTCTTCTCAGAGGCTGTCTGCTTAGAGATAAAGCCGTTCTGAATAGACATCGAGAGGTCGTTTATGATATTCTGATCGTTCTGATGGACGTATGGCTTGATATAGTGGCTGATGTTGACCTTTTGGAAATCAAGGAGTCTTCCCGTCTCTACACCATATCCATATTGGAAGATTTCCACCACCTTGTCAATGAACGCATCATATTCCTGCGAGTCTATCATAGCCTTCTCGTAGGCATCAGAGTACATCAGCTTGATAGCCACACCCGGCGTATCACCCGATTTGAGCTCAGGAGCCTTGACGGTAAACGACTGCTTATAAATCTGTTCCTCCAACTTCTCCAACTCAGCGTTGTATGCGGCTGACGCATCCTGACGGTTAAGGAAGCCAATCTCTCCGTCAGACGGCAGGAAGAAAATCTTTGAGGCGTGTGTAAGGTCAGCGTTGGACAGCTCAGTAGAGCCCTCTCCCTTGACATACATGATTGGCAAGCCAAAGTCATGGTTGGACTGAGCAAGGCGAGAGAACGCCATCTCGTAGTTCTCTATGCTTTCCTCAGAGGCAGTCCAGCAAGGTCCGTTGTCATCTCTCTTGTATGCCACAGGGATAGACGGGAAGTTGTGTGGAGACATCTCTTCACAGACATACCCGTCGGTATCGAACTTGGACTTTACAAGAGAATCCACGCTGTCCCAAAGAGGTGCGGATGTCTCAGCGGAAGAAGAGAACCTGTAATAATACTTGTCGTCCCATACCTCGATGTAATCAGTAGAGGCGAGCGTCGTGTCGTCGATGTCCGTGAACTCACGAGCGAAGCACATCAGCCGCCCCGTCCTCATGTCATAATGAGGATACAGTCTGTCTCCATCGAGGAAGGAAACTATCTTCCAACCGAACTTCCCGTTGTCGAGGAAGCCAATAAGAGCACCGTCTCCAGTGGCCTTGACAGACTTGGCACTCTTGTACCATGCCACTTCCATGTTCTTCTTTGCCCATCCACGTCTGAACTCGTTGAACGTGTTGTTGTTCGCATCGTTGTCATCTTTGTCAGACAATTCAAACTGAATGTCGTTTCCACAAAGGTGGGTAAGCTGTTTTTGAAGGATGATCTGTTGGAATGCGAAAGAATATCTCGGTACCTCCTGCAAGAACCACTTTCCGAAGTTCTCCTTGTCCGACTCATCGGTATTCTGTCGCCAAATGTCCGGGTAATACTCTCGGTCGTTGATGAGATGCCCGGCAGGGTCGAGCTCGCGAAGGAAATCTTCCTGTGTGACTCTTTTCCGACGCATGAACTCCTTCACTGGAGTCTCTTCACGTATGGTTCCAGTGATAACAGTTCCGTGGTCGTAGTGCCCGTATGGAAGTATGCGGACAAAAGGCTTCTTGGTGCGCAGCGAGCGCTTTGTCGGCGTTTTCTTATTGATGTCCTCTGCCGAAATGGACTGAATATATTCTGCCATGATATGATTGATTTAGAAATTATGAGCCCATGAAGGAACTACCATCTTTGGCTGTTTAATGTCGAATATTTTTCTCATCAAGAGACTCTCAAAGAAGTCGGGAGAGTGACCGACAAGCGTCTTCATTTGAGCTTTCTTTATCAGACACCATCCTTTGTCTTGCTTGTCGGTATCTTGGCGTATACACTTGCGCTCAATCATCAGAATATCACCTAACGTTCTGTTCTTGAAGTGCTTGCCGCTGAACTTCCTGCTGAGAATAGACTTGTTGAAACTTATACGACGCTCAAGAATATCCTCGGCGAAAGTATATGCGCACTGACTCTTGATATTGTCGTATATATTCTTGAATTTAGGCTTCACAGCCTCAATGTTGTTGAATGGGACGGCATGTGGGAAAAATCCCTTGAAAGTCTGTCCAAGGCCGTTGAGGTCATAGGTGAAATGATTTTGGGTAACACCCCATTCTTCGAGCTTGGCATTGATTGCCGAGCATGTATCCTTAGAGTTCAGCTTGCATACAAAGACGTCCTGTACATGATGTCCAATCCATAGCCATAAGACACAGTTGTCACCTCCCGTGAAAGCCACGTCGCATGAAGCGTATCTTACCCCGTCGTTAGTCTGATGGGCGTTGTCGAAGCAAGCCTGCAAGTCAGACATCTTTATCAGGTCGTCACCCATCGACATGAAATTCCAGTTACCCATGAGGTCACGAGCTTTCTGCTCATCAGACTGTTGGGCAAGGTTGGCGAAGTATGACGGGTCACTCTTGACAAGTATCTTGTTGTATTTAAGCTCAGCACGAATAAAAGTCACGGACTTTGTGAACATGCGTTGCGGGGTATATCCCGCCGGGGCGTCATTGACATTTCCCCATGTATGCTCCCATAGTCTGTCTATCTCATCCTTGCACTGCTCATAAACTTCTTCCCGTGTGTCTCCCCATACGGCCTCGTTCACGTCCTCTCCTTTCATGTAGACGTATCTTACCTTGCCGTCACGCTCCGGTATAGGATAGCCGTCATCACCAATCCACCAACTTATGAATGTCCTTACCCAAGACGTAGGATCGGGGTTACATGTACCTATGATTCTGTTCTTTATGCCGCACGCATTACGGTTTATGGATTGCAGGTATTTGAACTTCGGGTAGTCTATCTGTGTTATCTCGTCAATGCCGAGGTACGCATACTGACGGCCTTGGAAGCGGTCAATAAAATCCTTGTATGCCCCGGCATAGTATGTGAGAGACAGCGTTGCCCCGCTGTTGAAGTACCATGTCATATCGTCCTTAGAGCGGTTATAAGCACCCTCTCCCTTGTAAAGCGCTTGTGAGTCTCTGATGATATTCGTGAGGTCGTCCTTCTCCTTACGGAAGATGATGGCATTGAAACGGCTCTTGTCAATGTCGTACAAGGCGCCCATCAGCAGCTGAAAGGTATTGTGGTTGATAGTGTACCCGTCAGTCATATACAGATGGTCGTCTCCGCTGACAGTGATACATCTGCACTTCAAGTTCTCCGAAGCTCCATTGATGCGGATGATTTTCTTCCGAAGCCCGTGGATGTCT